CGTTCCCGTTCCTGCGCTTCAACAACCTTGTCAATCGCATCCTGTTGAGCCTTCTTCGCATCATTGACCTTCTTCAAAATCTGTTCATAGGCATCGCTACCTTCCTTAGCCCCATCAACAGTTTCATTCAAATCTTCCTGCGCTTTATTCAAATTGACGGTGGCTTCACGCTGTCTATCTTCCGCATCTTTGACCGACAACTTTGCCTTTGCCAAACTGATTTCCGCTTCACGGATAGTCTGCGCATTGCTATCGGGGTCAAGGCGTGCTTTCGCAAGTGCCGCTTCCGCATCCCGTACCGCGAAAATGGCTTCTTCAATTCCGTAGGCGGAACGCTCAACATCGCGCTGTGCCTCATCCAATTTGTTTTGTTTATCCGTCGCCTGTGTGCTGTCCTTACCGTAACCCGTCACTATTTGGTTGAATTCTTTTTGTGCCAACACCAAGTTTGCGTTTGCTTCCGCCAAATCACCCTGCGCATTGATGGTCGCTTTCGTTGCACTCTGCAACGATTTCTGTGCGCTACTTGCGTCGCGTAACGCATCAGTGAACTTCTTGATTTTCTCGCGGGCAGTTTCAACCGACTTGCTGACCCCGCCCGTTTTCTTGTCACCCGTAATCAACGCCAAGTTTGCTTGCGCCGCGCTCAATGTATCCGTCGCCGCTTTCAAAGCGACCAAATCTTTGTGTTCGGATTTGCGTAGCGTGTCCAAATTCTTTTGTGCCTGCGCAACAGCGTTCTGTGCATCGGCAAGGGTGTAAATCTTGTTTGCCGCACCATCCGCATCATCGCCCGTATCAACAAGTGCTTTGCGTGTTTCAATGATTGCATCAATCGTTGCGCGGGCAGTGTCACGAATGTGAATTCCTGTATCTGTCGCGGCTTTACCCAATCTGCCAAACGAAACTTCACCAATCTTGGCAATCTCTGGAATGTTGATACCGATGGCACGCAACGGGCTACTTAGCCCATTGATAACCCCGATGATTGAATTGATTGCCCTAATCCAAATATTTGCCATGAATTCTACGTATCCGATAATTGCGTTGATGACCGCGTTCACAACCTTGCGGAAACCTTCAAACTTCATATACGCCGCAACAACCGCAACACCCAAAGCAATAATCGCCGCAACCGTAATACCAATCGGATTAGCGAAAAGCGCAGTATTGAAAGCAACCTGCGAAATCGTTGCCGCAATAGTCACCAAACGCAACGCAACAAACGCAGTAATCAAGCCATAAATCGTGTTGCCCAACGCACCCATATTCTCAATGAAGTTCAACAATTCACCAGAACTAAAACGGATAGCACCACCCAAACCTTGTTCCGAAATCACATTGGAAAGTTCTTGAATGAAATCCGTGACACCCTTGACCATTGGCGCAAGGCGTTCACCAATCTGAATAGCAACATCAACAATGGCATTCTTCGCCAACTTCAACTGCGATTGTAAAGATTGCAATTGTTTATCGGCAACATCTTGCGTAAAACCGCCAGCCGAACGCAATTCTTTTTCATAGTTCTTTATCGCATCCGAAGTACCCAACAACGCCAAAATCGTTGAAACAGACTTATCCGCAAAACCCAACTGCGAAAGCGTTATCTTCTTCGTTTCATCCGTTGCGCCAGCCAACAAACCTTCCAAATCGGCAACAATGTCACCCATGTTCCGCAACTTGCCATCGCTATCAAACACCGAAACACCCATTGCTTCAAAACCAGCCTTGTTTTCAATGGCTTTGCTTTGCAGGTCACGCAACGCGATACTGAATTGCGTACCCGCTTCCGCGCCCTTGATGCCTTGGTCAGCCAAAGCCGCCAACACAGCAACACCCGTTTCAATATCCATGTTCACAGCCTTCATCGCCGCACCCGCCTTGTTCGTCAAGGCTTCCGAAAACTGTTGCACCGTCGCATTAGCAAGCGTGTTCGCGCGCACCAAAACATCCGACACCTTCGCCATCTGTTCCATGTTCTTCACCGTGTTGTCGCGAATGGTCAAACCTAAAGCGGATTGCGCATCCGTCAGCAAGTCAGTTGCCAACGCCATATCAAACATTCCCGCTTGACCGAACTTGGCAACAATCGGCAACGCCTTCAAACTTTGTTCAGCATTCAAACCAGCCGACGCAAGGAAGAAATACGATTTCGCCGCTTCTTCCGCACTGAATGTTGTTTCCTTCGCCATCTGTCGTGCGGCTTCGCTCATCTGCGTTTTCATCGCATCAGAAACATCACCCATGATTGCCAACGATTGCGTCATCGCCGCATCAAACTTCACGAATTCGCGAACCGCCAAACCACCAAACACAGCAAGACCCGTAGCCGCCTTAGCCGCAACAGCCGCAAGTTGTTTCGCGGCACTGTCCATCGTGCGCAACGCATAAGTTCCTTTTGCGCCAGCACCTTCCAATTTCTTGAATTCGGAAATTGCTTTCTTGATGCCTTTTGCATCAAATTTTGAAACGATATTTACGCCAAGTGCCATATGTTAGAAACCTCGCGCCAATCGTTCAGAAACCAATTTGTTTGTTTGCTCAATCGCCATGCGAACATTCTGTTCAATCATCGGCATTTTTGCTTTCGTTGCAGGGAACAATATACGCGAACGGAAACCATTGCCCCGTGAACGAACCGCCCTGTGCTTATCCAAATTCTTGACAAATCGCGAACCAGCATTTTGCGCACCCGCTTGGTCATACACCTGACCGCCAGCATCTTTTTGTTCCAAACGCAAAATCCCAACTTCCCGACCCACTGCGCGCCGCCCCGAAGAAAACACGGGTTTCACACCGCCACGCGCTTTCGCGGTGATATACGGCGGCATTTTCTTCTTGCCGCGCCTTCCGCCTTCCTCATGCCAACGCATCAAAGGTTTATCGGGGAAGCGTGAACCGACTTCACGCGCCAAAGGTTCGGCAGAACCCTTCAAATTGGTAACAATCGTTTTATACATATCGGGTTCATATTGGCGCAATGATTTCAATGTTTCTGACAAACCCGTAATGTCAATGTTGATTTCAGCCATGATGCACCAATCATACAACTAGCGTTTTTTGCGACTTTGTTCAGCACGATAGGTGAGATAATCCCACATCGTTTCAATCATCGCATCACCAGCATCAATCAAATCCTGCGGTGCAATTCCTGTTTCGCAGGCAAGGGCGGCAATATTCCAATGCGCGCTTCCCTTACCTAACTTTCCAAAGGGGCAGTACCTTCTTCGCCGCGTGCTTCCACTTGCTCAACAGTGCTAACCCAATCAGGGTCAAACTTCAAATCAGTGCGCTTCAAACGCTTTTCAGCGTGCCAAGCCAACCATGCCAAATCGGTCAATTGCATTTCGGTATCAAAGCGCACAACACTTTTTCTGCGTTCGCGTTCAAAGGCAATGAAATCAGGAAAGATTGCATCAACTTCCGCTTTCTCACCATTGATAAAAGTGACAAGCAAAGGAATTTGCATGATTATTCAACCCCTTCTAGGTTTGCTTTGTTGTTTAGGAAACTGCCTTCGTCAAAGTTCCGCCCGTGAAAGTGAGCGTGACAGGCGAAGTTGCACCAACATCGCCAGCCGCAATCGGCGTGTGCGAAGAAAGGAAGCAATCAGCCAGAGTATAGGAAGGGTTGTCTGCACCAACAACACTTGAAGTCGGCTTCAAAACAACGGTGGTCTGCGTTCCAACCAACGGGAAGATGGTTGCTTCTACTTCGCTTGCCGCGAAATCCTGATACAGCGTGACTTCAAGCGTGTTGTTCTGAATGCCGCCAACGAATGAACGATTGCCGCCCATCGTTGTTGCATCCTGCTGTTCAATTTCGTAAGTCAGCGTTGCCGAATTTGCGTGGTCTGACAAATCAACGCTGTTGATTGTCACCGAAACATCTTTGAAAGCGATGATTGCCATAGTTATTCCTGTTCTTTCTGGTCTTTGATTTTAGAAGGCTTACTACCGATGGAAGCAATATGACCTGCTTCAACCAGCGCAGAAATGTTAGCACCTTTCAAATCGGTTTCGCTGATGAGTGAACCCTGTTCATGTCCTGATAGACGCGATGAAACAACTTTGAACTGTGCCATATCCACCATCCTACCCATTCACGGTTACTTGTAAAGCGACTTGCAGAAAATCTTGGTCGGCAACATTCACCGAAGAAATATTTGCCGAACTTGTCACCGTCAAAGATTGCGCTACGCCACCCAAAGTTTCATCGCCTTCCAATGCGGCGCGGATTGATTTCGCGCCAGAATACGCCAAATATTCATCGGCATCCGTGAATGCCCTGTCATCGGTGTACCGCCCGACAATCACATACACGGTGCAATCAAAAATCACCAAACCGCCACGCATCGCCCCGTGATAATTCAAACTATTTATCACAGGAAATCCGACAGGCGGATTTAGTGAAGAAGGCTGATAATTGAAAGTGCGCAAACCTGAAATCGTTGCAAGACGGTTCTTCAATCCCGTCATCACTTGCGAAGGTGTAGCCGCCATCAAGCAATTCCAAATTTGCGATACGGGTTCAAAAAGTCACGAACATCAGGGTCAATAGCGCGCACCTGAATAGCCATATCCGCAAAACCAACGACACCCAACGCCGCGTTATAACGGGCAAAGCCACGCATCGCGAGAAGCACACAGGCTTCACGCACATCATCAGGGATGACAGACCAGCCCCACACGCCCACAATCTGCGCCGAAGGCAATGCGGGAAGGCTAAACAATGGGAAAGTTTTGCCACCGATTGCGGTGATTGTTCTGATTGGCTGACCCGTAATAACCGCATCCAACGGTTCAAGTTGATAATCAACACCTGCTGTCCAAGTGGTTTCGTAAGTTCCATCACCATCATCATCGGTTTTGAGCGTGGTTACGGAATACAAATCATCTTGCGTTGGCAAGGTGTAACTATCCACCGCATACAAAGTAAGGGTCGCATTCTGCTGATAAAACCTGCGCCCGCAATAGCCATCAATTCGGCGCGATGCGCCTTCAATCGCATTTTCAAGCAAAGTATCATCCGTGTTGTCGGTAATCCGAAGCGCGGCTTTCACCTCATTCAGCGTGCAATAACCATTCGCAATCGCCATCGCTAAGCCTTCTTTCGCTTACGCCCACGAACCACTTTCGCTTGCTCAACATCCACATCAATTGATGCAGTTTCCACAACAACATCATCGGCGCGATACCCCAATGCGGCAAGGGCATCATCAACCATCTTCACCTTGTCGCGCAAACCGCGTCGCACATATGCTTCGCGTTCAGCGAGCAAGCCCGCAATCCATTTGTTCTGTTTCATGGTGCAACATCCTAGTTCTGGCGGGGGCGGTTATTCGCCGCCCCCACCAAAATCAGGAACGCAATTAGAAAACGGGTGTTACCAATCCCGTGCCGCCCACCAAAGCGAATGCGTTGGGGTAGCGATTTGCGGTGTATGCGCTGTAACCATAAACAATCATGGTCACATCAAGTTCCGCACCCTTTGGTTGCTCAAAGCGAAGCATCATTGGGTCGCCGTTGCCCTGTTCCCACAAGTGGCTTTCCTGCGAATTGCCAACGATGATGACATCTTCGTTCGCGCCTGCACCGTTCGTGGTGATGACATTGGCATCGGTGACCACAGGAATTCCCGCAATCGCGTAGCCACTGCTTCCGTACTGAGCCGCACCATTGCCCGAAGCAATCGGGTTGAACGCGACAGGTGTTGGAACAGCAAGCGGGCGGTTCGTGCTATCAACTGCCGCCAGAATGAACGCCAAACGACGTGGGTGCATCAGGATGAAGTTCGGGGTCTGGAAGTAGTTGGTTTGAACGCGCTGAATGGCATCCAACAGTTTCGGATACAGTTCACCGACAGTTGGTGAAGCATCGGTGTAAGTCACAACCTGCGTGATGGTGTTCGTCAGCGAAGTAGCCGAAGTGGTCACATTCAGGCTGTCAAGGTTCGTGTGATAGGCGGAAACAAGGTCAGCCATCACAAGGCTGTCAATGCCCGTGCCACGCTCTAAGGCTTGGCGCGAAACATTCTGCTGACCAGCAACGGTGACAACCGAAACATCAAGTTTGGTGTCATCCATGTTGGTTTCCTGAACAGCCGCACCTTCGGTCTGCACCGCAGTTGCGCTACCCGTTGTCACCTTGCTGATGCTCAGCGTCAAGCCTGCATCGGGAAGTTGGTGCTTGCGGGAAATGTCCATGAACGGGCGACCCGCACGGGCAAATGGCGCGGCAAGGTCGGTAAGGAACTGTGGCACGACAAGACCAGCGAAGTTTGCGCTGGTTACATCGCGACGCTCAACCTTTTCTTCGTTCATGTGGCGTGCAAGACGCTCACGGGCGGCGAAGTCATTGTTGAACTGTGCCGCGTAAGCATCGGCAACGAACGAATGCTGACCACTTGCACGGTAGGTGCGTGGCTCGCTGGTCACCTTGCTGGTGACTTCGGCAATCTGGTTCTTTGCGCGAAGGTCGGCGGCTTCCTTTGCACGCTTTTCAAGTTCGGCGTGACGCTCAATTTGGGCATCCAAATCGCGAACTTCGTCAAGCGACTTGGAAATTTCCGCATCCTCATCTGCGGTCAGGTCGCGTGCTTCCGTCTTGGCGGTTGCAACAAGGGCTTCTGCGCGAGCGAGAACCGCATCACGCTTTTCAATCAGTTGGTCTTTCATGTTTTTTCCTTTGCGGAATAGTTGGAATGTAATCGCCAAGTGCGATACCCAAGTGCGCTAGATGTAGCGCGGCTCAATCGCGGCTGTGCCTGCGCGCCAATGCGATTTGCGCAGAACGCAAACGCACGGGTGCGTTGCTCACGATAGTAGTGGTTTCCTGCGCGGTTTGTCCACTGCGAATTTCTGCAACCGTTTCTTCGTATGCGGGGAAGGTCACAACTGACACATCGTAAAGTTGCACTTCTTTCAATTCGCGTACTGACCTATCGCTATTCCAATTGTCTTTGATGGTTCGGAATGCGAATGACATTTGCGAAATATCGCCGCGTTTCATGGCAGAAATAACACGCGCCGCATCGGGGTTCATCGGGTCAAGTGATGCTTCCACACGCAAACCCCTGTCATCTTCTTCCAACATCAAAGTTCCAGACCTAGTGCGGGCAAGTGGCACGCCGTCATGGTCAATCAACAAACGAACATCCGCACCATCGTTCAGCGTCTTGGCGAATGCGCCCCTGCGCACATATTCCACAAAAGGCATCGGTTCGGAAGGGCTATCAAATACCGACGCATAACCAATCAACTTGTTTCCGTCACCATCTTGGCGTGCTTCCAAATTCGTAAAAGCAACAAAACGCTTTTCATCTGCCTGCTTGACACACCAACGAACTTCGGTTGGGTCAGCAATTGCTTCGCGTAGTTCTGCCATAGATGGTGAACAGATTACATCTTCGCTGGTTACATTTCTATCGCCTTCGGCATCCAATCTGTCCACGATGCGTTGCGCATATGCCTGCGCCCTGCGTGCCGAAGTTTTTGAAGAACCACCACCCCACAACAACATCGCAACCAAACCAGCCGTGATTTCATCGCCCTGAACCGCATCCAAATCAACGATGTGCCGCGCAATCCACGCAGGAATTTTGCGCCATTTGGCTTCCGATAATGCTTCACCATTCGCCATGCGTCGCGCATCCGCGACGGTGGAAGGCATAAGACCATCACCAGAAAAACCTTCTTCGTGCAGACGCAAACCGCGACGCGCCGAAGCCGCCATGAAATCAGGGGTGGTCAAACTAACTTGTCTCTGCTCAATAGACCGTTCCTGTTCCACTTCCATCTGCCGCACACCAACTTCACCCAATGGTTCTAAATCTTCTGCCAACGATTGTGCAACCATGCGGTCAATCGCTTCCTGTTTCGTGTCATAACAGGCAAGCGTTTCAAATGAACCATCTTCGCGTTCAACAACAGCCGCCCAACGGGAACAATCAGGTTGATTTTGCGAAATCCCGTAAGGCATGAAAATCAATCCACATCGGGTGTCATTATGCGCAGGTCGGCAGTACCGACTTGTTCTGTGACTACGCCAAACATTGTTTGGTTGATTGGCAAAAAGAATTCGTGCAGGTTTTGTTGCTTTTCAAGCGGCATACCATTATCTGTGGTCACTGTGCTGTCACCAACATAAATAGTTGCGGTTTGAATAATCTGCAAATAGATATAACGATTTTGGTCATCAGGATTTACGATGCGCGTTGGTGTAGTTCCTACGGTGACCTGTGTTGTTTTCATGTGTCACCTTTTCCGTGATGTGCGATTTTCAACT